TTTAAATCATAGATACCAAAATCTTTTGGTAACTCTTCATTAATTGTAGCCTCTGCAAGGATGTTCTTCATCACACTAATAGTGCGAAGAGACTTACCCTGCTTAAACAAAATGGACGTGTTGATGGTGCTGAAATTCTTCAGCAAGGATAAAGTGTTGTCAGAAAGTTTCATAACGAGTGTTAGTGTAGTCAGGTTCTTGAGTGTTACCGCTAAAGTAATAGAGAAGGAGACAATAGTGCATTGCCTTTAGTATATCATTCTTTGCTGATCCCTTCTTGTCATACCGACTCAAATACTTTATGGCATTAGAGCGGCAAAAAGACTCTGCATCCCCTACGGAATGGATAAGATCAAGCGTCTGGACATTGGATCCTTCATTGGTATAATGTCCCTTGTAAGTGGAGGACACATAATCCGAGAGATCTTTAATTCCTTTGTCTTCTTCATACTTTCTGTGTACTTGGGTGTCAAGATTAGGTGTTGGTTTAATCAAAGTCTCCTTTTCAAAAGATCCATGTTTACGGCGCGTTACCGTTTTACCTCCATCAGGTGATTCATAAACATAAGGTGGATAGTTCTTTGGGTCATCAGGATCAGGAGTATACGCATAACCCCCATTTTCTTTCACCCATTTCTGCCCTTCTTCAGCAGATTCAAAATTGTTCATAATAGGATACTCCTTGTCCATGTCACCATAAAGTTCTTCATAAGCTAACCACCACGCCATATCATAACACCTCCTCCTGGGTAATGTCAACATCAGCATCTACCTTATCATAAAGATCAAGGAAAGAAGCCTTAGTCTCATCATCAAAACGATTGAGACAAAGTTGAATTGCCTTAACCTTATCTCCAAAGATCTTATATGCCTGAACAATATGCACTAGACGACGGGTAGAAATAACTTCATCTACACCACCATCATAGAATGTCTTCCTGATGATGTCCGCCCAGTCTGCTAGTCTAGCACAGAACTCACTATCAGTACACAACTTATTGAGAATATTAGTTTCTGTCTTAGAGTTAGGATACTCTTGCTCAAATGTTAAAGCAAATCTTTCAAGGAATGCTTCGTTAAGAACATTAGTACCAATGAATCTTCCGTCTTCGGAACCCTTACCTTTAGTATTAGCAGTCGCAACGACATTGAATCCAGGAGCAGGTTTTACTACTTTACCAATCTTCTTAAGAAAAACGCCTTTCCCCTCTAGGATGCTCTGTAGACAAAGGATCTTATTAGATGCTAGATCGATTTCATCTAGAAGGAGGACAGCTCCCCTTTCCAGTGCTTCGATAACTGGTCCATTATGCCATACAGTGTCACCATTAACAAGGCGAAACCCACCAATAAGGTCATCTTCGTCTGTTTCAACGGTAATGTTTACACGTACTAACTCTCTATTTAGCTGAGCGCATGCTTGTTCCACACCCATTGTCTTACCATTACCAGATAAACCAGTAATAAAAGATGGATAGAAGATACCAGACTTAATAATCTTCTTAAGTGTAGTGAAGTTACCAAAGGGGACAAACTTATCATCTCTCTCTGGAACTAACTCTAGAGCAGCAGGTGCTTCATATGATTTCTCAATCGTTTCTACAACTTCCTTTACCTTAAGTTCTAGATTATATCGACCACGACCAACCCTATATTGATTGATTCTTTTTAAAACAGTAGATTCTGAAACGTTATGAGATCTACAATATCCTTTGACATCAGCGAAAGTAAATTCACTACCAAAGAGAGATCTTAATTCAGTAAGAATTTTGTCAGCAGTCATGTTGGGATCAGCAACGAACATAATGTAGTTTGTTTGATGCCTTTATTATAAGGCAATATTAGAATAGTAGAATGATGAAGTGACAGTTTGTTTAGTGTCCACCGTAGGGATCATTTTCAGGAGTAAACTCCTCATCTTCACCCCAAGTTTTACAATCAACTTCCTTCTCATCAACAAAACAAGTAATAGGACCCAAGAGACTTTCCTTCTCTAATCTCTTGTAATTGTAACAACCACCTAGAGGTGTGAACTTTGGAAATGTGTTCATGCTACTAGCTCCACGAATTCGGATAAAATTTTACGGTTGAACTTCGACTTATTCAACGATTTTTTAAATGCACTCTTAATCTGTGCCTTGGTTGCATCTTCATCAACTTCAAACTCTACATCTTTTTTCATCTCATTAACAGAGAGAGCAAAGAACTTAGTGAAATTGCCCAAGTCTAATGCAACTGACTTCTCTTTTCTCCACCTTTCATGAATCCTCTCATTGTTTAATCCCCACCAATTAAGCATCTTCCTAAAGTCACTATTAGGAGTAAGACGGATACCAATAAAATTAACCTCTGGAAAATTGTCTTGAAGGTTCTTAACTATATTAGCAGTTTGTGATATCCAATCTTTCAAATGATATGTAGTACCAAGTTTACGGTCACGTAGATAGAGATCATAAAATCTACCATCTCTCCTGAATAGTTTCCTATCCAAAGTCCTTGGGTTTTCTGTCATAGCCGCATAACCAATTGGTTCTGATTCACCATCTGTTAAAACCACAGTCTGAACTTTTTGTAGATCATACTTATTCTTAAATGCAGGGATAACATCATGCAAAGATAGTAGTGCCAGGTTCAAAGGTGTTCCACTTAATTGTAATCTCTGAGGAATATCACAACGTTGACCATCAGCATCCCTAGACATGGATTGTCCAATCCTCCAGAAATTAGTAACCTGACGTTCAAACTGTTTAGCATTCCCTTCACTACTAAGGAATTCTAAAAGACGGAAACTCTTATCAATCCAAACTTCATTATACTTGGGTTCAGTTAAATGATCATAATTTCTACCATAGGAATCCTCGTCAAGAAAATAACAATTAGTAAATCCATATACCCTGAAAGGAATCTGTACCTTCTTACAGAACCATACCAAGTTTAATAATTGCTTGATAGTAGATCCCATTTGATTGCACATAGAACCAGACCAATCCAATAAAAAGATTAATCCATGGTTCTTTCCATCAGGAAGAGAAGTTACTTTCCTGAAAAGATCTTCGTTATATTTGTAAGTGTGAAGCTTCGTGGTGTCAAGTACTCCAGTCCTAGCAGTACTAGAACGAGCGTAAGCATCAGCAGACTTTCTACATTCAAACTCCTTAACAAGATAGTTAATCTCCTTTTCTGCACTCCTCTTATATTGTACCAAAGCATTGTCTATTGGATCCAAATAATGAGTTTTGTTAAGAGGTACTGCATATATCATATCCCAAAACTCTTCACATGAATCACTTATCTCCTCATTCTTAATGATCATCTTCTGGGGAAACTTTGGTCTTTCAACATAAGTATACCCCTGAATACGTTGTGGTTTAGCAAGTTCCTTTACCTTCTCATTTAACTTCTCCATCGTGGAGACTACAGGGCCATCAGGAGGAGAAATATTAGAATCATTACTAGGACTGTCGCTCCTATCTTCCACAGCATCATCGCTATCAGTGTCAGGAACGGGAGCGTTATTATTAGTTGAGTTGCTAGTATTGCTACGGTTGCTATCTTTAGCATCTTCGAGCTGATCCATCCAATCCCCTTCGATGGAATGGGTTTCTTCTTCTCCAGACTTGCAGTAAGTATGTAACGCTTCTGCTGCTGCGAGGGCTTCCTCAAACGTTTCCGCGTTCTCAACGACATTGACGAGTACCTGTTCTTGTGGGGTAAATTTAATTCCTAAGAATGCACCAACCTTAAAGTGAAGATTGATTTTATCTGCCAAATTATATGTATCCAGATCATCCACCTCAAAGAAGTCCATCTCATGAAGTTCTTTATATCCTCTATAAAATGTCTTTCCTATACCCTGATACTTACGCTTCATTAACTTCTCTACCCTTACATCCTCACAGACATTCACAAACGTGTGTGGTGCTGTACACTTATGTGTCCAATCCTCATTGGGTGTAAAGAGTGCATGTCCTACCTCATGAGAAACAAGAACATCAAATACAGTATTAGTTGTATCCCAAATAGGTAAGGTCAATACACGGGTGTCTACATCAAATTGAGCAGTCTCAATCTGCCTATGCTCCACCATAAGGTCTTCAGTAGCCAGAAGTTTGGCAAGAGTCCCCTTAACCTCTAAATTAA